TTGGGATGACGTATATTCAAAAAAACCTGTCGAATATTTAGAGGCAATCGCTCGAGGAGAAACTCCTACTTGGGACTCTGACGCAGGGAAATACGTTTACGGTGATTCATCCGTAGGTACAACATCAGTAGGTGGTTCTGCGGCGTCAGTTCAAGACCCACAGTCAATGGAAGCACCTGACGAAGACTTACCATTTTAATTTATAACTTGAGGTTGGGTACTTTGTTTATATGGATACCCAACCTCTTTATTTTCTAATAATCTTAATTAAATAATATGGACAAAATTAAAAACAAAATGTACGAGGCTCTTAAAAAGAAATATGAGAGCGAAATGTTGGATGCCGAAGCGTCATTACTTGTTTATTTCACAAACCCTGTTGGTATCGGAGAACATCCACAACACATTGAGGAAATGGATAAATTAATTGAGAGACGTGCAAATGCTCAAGACAAACTTGAAAACTTGGAACAGTTCTATAAATACGAAATTTAATATGGCTTTAAAGAAAAAAGAAATCGGGTTAAGTAGTATTAAAGATAAGTTTTCTACTAAAACAAAATATAAAGCCGAAAGTTACTATAATTGTGGTGATGCCTTTATGGAGGCGTGTGGATTACCCGGACCTGTTATGGGTGGTATCAATATGTTTTTGGGTCACTCAAACTCATCTAAAACTACCGCAATGATTTTGGCAGGGGCAGATGCTCAGAGAAAGGGACATTTACCCGTCTTTATTATAACCGAAAAAAAATGGTCTTGGGAACATGCAATTGAATTAGGTTTGACCGCCGAAAAAAATAGTAACGGAGAATGGGACGGAGACTTTATATTCAATGATAGTTTTGACTATATTGAACAAGCGACTGACTTCATTAATGAAATGTTGGACGCTCAAGAAAAAGGAGACATCCCTTACAACTTATTATTCCTATGGGATTCGGTTGGTTCTATTCCATGTAAGATGACATTCGAAGGTAAAGGTGGGAAGATGCATAACGCTTCAGCACTTGCGGATAAAATCGGTATGGGAATCCATTCAAGAATCTCAAAATCAAAGAAAGAAGATTATCCGTATTACAACACTATGGTTGTAGTTAACCAACCTTGGGTTGACTTACCTGATAATCCTTTTGGACAACCTGAAATTAAGGCAAAAGGTGGTGAGGCTCTTTGGTTAGCGTCTGCATTAGTATTCTTATTCGGTAATCAAAAGAAGGCGGGTATCAATCACATTACCGCGACTAAAAACGGAAGAACAATATCTTATGCTATCAGAACCAAAGTATCAATTATTAAAAACCACGTAAATGGTTTGGGTTATAAAGATGGTAAGATTATCGCGGTACCACAAGGGTATATTAGTGACACTAAAGAAGCCTTGGAACAGTATAAGAAACAATATTCAAACTACTGGAATGCAATTCTTTCAGGAACAGGTGAAATCTTAATAGATGAATCCGAATCAGAAATTGATGAATAACATCAAGAATTTTTTTACAAACAATTTAAAAACAATTAAGTGATAAAAACACTTTTGGTTGATGGTAATAACTTACTAAAAATCGGATTTCACGGAGTTAAAGAATTTTATCACAAAGGTGAACACATCGGAGGTATTTATCATTTTTTAAATACTCTCCGTAAGTTCATAGAACGAGAGAATTTAGATAAGGTAGTGGTATTCTGGGACGGTGACTCAAACTCATCGGCACGAAAACTAATATACCCAAAGTATAAAGGACAAAGACCTGAAAACGACCCCTTAAAAGAGAATTCATTTAATTACCAAAAACAACGTGTTAAGCAATATCTTGAGGAGATGTTTGTTCGTCAAGTTGAGATGAATGATAATGAGGCGGATGACTTAATTGCTTATTATTGTCATATATCGGAAGACGAACAAAAAATAATATTTTCGTCGGATAGGGATTTAACACAACTTATTTCTGAAAAAGTATCTATATATTCGCCGCAACAAAAACGAACGTATAAGATGGGTGATATGATTAAAAATAAGGATTTAGAATTCCCCCACTATAATATCAAAACAACTAAAATTATTTGTGGTGATACGTCTGACAACATCGATGGTATTCGTTTGATGGGAGAAAAAACTTTGGTTAAATTATTTCCCGAGATACTTGAAAATCCCATTACATTTGGTGATATTTTATCAAAAGCGGAACTCCTACTAAAGGAGGACAAAGAAAACACGGCACTTAAAAATCTACTAACAGGTAAAACTAAAGAAGGTGTATATGGAGAAGAATTTTTTGTGATTAACCAAAAGATAATTGATTTGTCTGAACCACTTATCACAGATGAAGGTAAAACTATTGTTGAAGAATATTATAAAGAAACCTTGGACCCTGATGGTAGGGGATATAAGAACCTAATCAAAATGATGATGGATGATGGAATATTCAAATACCTACCAAAAACCGACGATGCTTGGGTAGATTTCCTAAGACCAATAATGAAACTAACAAGAAAAGAAAAAAAGAAATTTAAAAACGAAAAAAAATAATTTATGAAAGAACAAGATTCAACCAAGTTGGAGTTTTTACTCAAAGTTAATGGAAACATTATCGTACAACGATTCTTTAATGTGAGGGGTTATAATCATAAAGCCCGTAACTCAATGGAACTTCACGACTACATTTCTGAATTCATTGAAGGGTTTAAATCCGATTTACGAGTGAGAACGGCCACTTACATGCTTGACAATATGTACGACATATTTGAGAACCCAATGGTTATGGAAACATCAATCACCAATGGTCCCGAGTGTTTCTCACTTATGATTAAAAACGGAGATACCATATTGTATAATCGTTACCTCGACGCGAAGATTTACCCACCAAAAGTAAGGTACACAGTAGACCTCCGTCCAAAATTAAAGTCGATTTTAAACACCCTGACTGAGATTTTTTCGGAAAAAAAATTAACTTACGAATACATGGATTATAACTTAGAAGGGTAATATTTATCAATACAACAAGGAGATTTATTATGGCGACAGAGAAAAATTTTGAATATTTAGGACAATCATTTCAATTACAATTACTTAATCAGATTGTTATAGACAAGAACTTCGCTCACTCTATTGTTGATGTTATTGAACCCACTTATTTCGAGAACAAGTACTTCAAAATCATATTACAAATGGTTAAGGAGTATTACAAGAAATACGAAGTTACACCATCTTTTGAAACTCTAAATCAGATTACAAGGAGCGAACTACCTCAAGAAATGGTGGCGAAAGTTGTACTCGATACTGTGAAAAAAATCAAGGATATTAATATCGATGGACCACAGTTCGTACAAGAAAAGGCTTTGAAATTTTGTAAACAACAAGAAGTTTCAAAGGCCATGGGTAAGGCTCAAAAAATCATCGATGGAGGGGAGTTTGAAAGTTACGACACAATCGAAGAATTATTTAAAACCGCATTACAAGTAGGTGAACGAGAGACATCCCTTATGGATGTATTCTCAAACTTGGATGAAGTTTTGAACGAGGATTACAGACATCCGATACCTATGGGGATTCCTGGTATTGACAGATTATTAAAAGGTGGTTTGGCAAAAGGAGAAATTGGTGTTATCTTAGCACCAACAGGTGTGGGTAAATCCACTTTACTAACTAAAGTCGCAAACCACGCATTTAATTTAGGTCACAATGTTTTACAGATATTCTTTGAGGACAACCCAAAGATTATCCAAAGAAAGCACATTGTGTTATGGACAGGAATTCACCCCGATGATTTAACACTCAAGAAAGACGAAGTTCTGAAAAAGGTAAAAGAAGTTGAAGGTACTATGAACAATAAGTTAATTTTACAAAAATATGCTTCTGATACTTTGACTATGGGTCAAATCAAAAACACGATTCGAAAGTTAATTGCCGACGGACAACAAATTGATATGGTACTTTTAGACTACATTGATTGTGTTTTACCCGACAGACAACTCCAAGATGAGTGGAAAAGCGAAGGTTCGGTAATGAGAGGATTTGAAGCGATGTGTCACGAATTAAGTTTGGTAGGTTGGACCGCAACACAAGGAAATAGGTCATCTATTTCATCAGAGGTCGTAACCACAGACCAAATGGGTGGTTCGATTAAAAAGGCACAAGTAGGTCACGTTATCATTACAGTGGCGAAGTCGCTTACACAGAAAGAAATGAAACTGGCAACAATTGCGATTACAAAATCTCGTATCGGTGACGATGGTGTCGTATTTGAAAATTGTAAATTTGATAATGCGATGTTAGAAATTGATGTTGAATCGTCCACAACATTCTTGGGTCACGAAGAAAACCAAGAAGAGAAACGTCGTCAGAGAATGAAAGAGTTGATGGATAAAAGAAAAGAAAAACAACAAGTTAATTAATTATGGAAAAAATATTAAAAGAGAACCCTAATAGGTTTGTTATATTCCCTATCGAACATAACGATATATGGGACTTCTACGAAAAACATCAATCTGCGTTTTGGACGGCACAAGAGGTCGATTTAAGTGGTGATATTAGAGACTGGGAAAAATTATCTGACAATGAAAAGTATTTTGTAAAAAACATATTATCGTTTTTTGCGGCGTCTGATGGTATCGTTAACGAGAACTTGGCAGAAAACTTTTACAGAGAAGTTCAGTACCCTGAAGCGAAGTTCTTCTACGGGTTCCAACTCGCAATGGAAAACATCCACTCATTGATGTACTCCCTATTAATTGATACATACATTAGTGACCCCAAAGAAAAGATGGAGTGTTTCACCGCAATCGAACACCTCCCTGCGGTCCAAAAGAAAGCCAATTGGGCTCTTAATTGGATTGAAAATGCGTCTTTTCAGGAGAGATTAGTGGCTTTTGCGGCAGTTGAAGGTATCTTTTTTTCAGGTTCATTCTGTTCAATCTTTTGGTTGAAATCAAGAGGTATCCTACAAGGATTATGTAACGCAAACGCTTTGATTTTTAAAGACGAAAACCTACATTGTGATTTTGCTATCCATTTATTTAACAATCATGTTGAAAACAAAATATCAGAAAAAAGAATCAAAGAGATATTGTTATCTGCACTTGATATTGAGAAGGAATTTATCACAGAATCATTACCTGTTTCATTAATTGGTATGAACCAAAACCTAATGAAACAATACTTGGAGTTTGTTGTCGATGGACTTCTACTTAAATTCGGATGTAAAAAAGAATTCAACGTAGAACAACCATTCAAATTCATGGAACAAATCGCAGTAGAAACCAAAGGTAATTTCTTTGAGAGTAGAACTATCGAGTATCAAAAAGCGAAACTTAACGAGGCAATCACATTTGATGAAGATTTTTAAATTATAAACTATGTCATTAACTATTATTAAAAAAGGTGGGGAAGAAGTGGCCTTTAACCCCACCAAAATATACAACAGAATTAAAAAGGCCGCTAAGTCACTTAACGTTAATTCAGATGAAATATTCATCAAAGTAATTACATCTGTTCCTACAGAAGGTAAAATCACCACTATGGAATTGGATAAGTTGGTTTATGAAATTTCTGCGGCTTATACCGGTAGTCACTACGATTATAGTAGATTGTCTTCTACCGTTGCGATTTCATCATACCACAAAGAAACAAATCCAAGTTTTTGTGAGGTTATGGAAAGTTTAAGTCAAGATAACATCATCAATGAAGACCTTATTAATATCATAAAGTTTTATGGTAAAGATAAGATTGATGCGGTTATCAACCACGAACTTGATTACAACTTTGATTATTTCGCTTGGCGTTCATTACAAGAGATGTATCTTTTGAAAAACTCAAACGGTGTTTCAGTTGAGAGACCTCAACACATGTATATGAGAGTTGCTTTATGGGTTACAAAATCGTTTGAAGAGGCAGTTGAATACTACAATTCATTGTCAAACCAACTTATCTCCCCTGCAACCCCTATTATGATTAATGCGGGAACCAAAGTGCCTCAACTAGCATCTTGTGTGTTACACTACAATAACGACGACTCAAGAGTAGGTTTGTTGGACACATTAAAAGACATCTCAACATACTCATCAGATGCTGCGGGTATTGGACTTTGTATGAGTAATCTAAGGTCAAAAGATACCCGAATCTCTTCATCAGGTGGATTCGCAGGTGGATTATTAAAGTATCTTAAAATCGTAAATGAATCATTGAGATTCTTTAACCAACAAGGAAGAAGACCCGGTAGTGCCGCCATCTATATTGAGCCTTGGCATAAAGACATTTTTGACCTTTTGGATATTAAGAAAAACACAGGTCCCGAAGAGTTAAGAGCGAGAGACCTTTTCACGTCTTTGTGGTTACCTGATAACTTTATGAGAGCGGTTCGCGAATCTTCGGATTGGTATTTATTCTGTCCTGACGACATTAACAAAGCGGGATTAAAACCACTACAAGAGTGTTATGGTGAGGAGTATGAAGAAATCTATAACAAAGCCGTAAGTTTAGGGTTAGGTAGAAAAATAAAGGCTCAGGAGTTATGG